GACCTTGCCAGACTTCGTGCCAGCGAATTGGATCTGGCTGTTTCTGATGTGGCGCGCCTCAAGGTTCTCTGCCTCGCTCCATCGAGCACCAGTGGCCAGGCACACTTTGGCGATCATGGCCGCATGGCGGTTTTTCCCCTCGGCCAACTTGTCGAGCAGATCGCGAATCTGGTCGGTCGTCAGGTATGACAGCTCGCGCTCTTGCACCTTGAACTGGCGCAGCTCGGCCAGGGGGTTGGGCTTCTTCCATTGGCCCAGTCGTCGCAGTTCGTTGAACACAGAGCGCAGATAGGCATGCTCACGGTTCACGCTGTTCGGTGCGATGCCTGCGGCAAGTCGCTCGGTTCGGTATGTGGCGAACGTGTTGACAGTGAAGCGGTCGGCCACGGGGTTGCCCATCGCATCGCAGGCGAGCTTGAGGCGGCTGTATGTGTTGGCGCCAGCTTTCAGGCCGGAACCATGGTGCGAGTACCAAAGATCAATCAGCTCGCGCAGCTTGCGTGTGTCGCGCTTCTCCGGTTGCCACTTGGCGTTTTGGTTGACCTGAGTTGTCAGCCAGGCCTCATAGGCCTTGGCTTCGGCTTGGGTCTTGAATGTCTTGCGAAAGCGCTTGCCGCCTCTGCCGCCAGGTTGGCAATCGACGATCCATTTGCTCGTTTTGTCGTTTGGGTCTAGGCGCTGAATCGACATACATGTTTGGCCTGTGAGCGAGTTTTGTATTGGCTGAGGAGCGATGCTCAGCGCCTATTTACGACTCTTCAGATCTGCCCACTTGACGCGAGGCATTTCGGCTACGTCTAGGACCGTTTCTGTGTCATGCGAGACCCTAAGCGCTATCTCCTTTTTCCGTTGGATCGTTGATATCTGCGCAATGATTCCTTGAGGGAGCGGCGGGACAGTTGATTGGGCGTTCAGTGTGAAGCCTTGGTACAGAGCATTGGCAACGAGCTCCCAAGTGACAGAGTCACCCGACGACTTGTGCATTGCCGTTAGCGCACGAGCCCAGATCTTTTGAATGGCATTTGCGCAGTCACGGTAGTACTCCGTTGCGTCCGCTGTCGCTCCCTCCGTCAAGCAACGCCCAAGTCGAGGGAAACCAAGGTACGGCATTGGCGCGTGATGACCACTGCTTTCATCGCTGACGCCTGTCGCGAGCCAGAACGCGTATTGAGGCCACTCTTTGCAAATCGCTTCGACCATCTCAGTCGATGCCTTTGTTGCACCTCTGTTGAAGTTGCGCCACTTCTCTGCGCTGACGCCAGTCTTGTCTCCTAGGCCCTTCCAATCTGCCTTCCCCCTCGTGACCTCGTTGATCAAGATGTGTAGGCGGACATCGATTGTGTAGCGCAGCAGCGCATCGTCATCAGGTTCGAGTTGTGTGCTTGACATTTCCAGCTCCATCGCTAAGAATTACCGCCAACGGTAGAAATTACCGCACACGGTAGATCGCAAGGGTGAGCGATGTTAACTGGAATTCGGCAATCAGAGGAATCGTCAGCGGGTTCCCAAATTGGGGCTGCGTTACCGGCTAGTCCGCTCGTGTCTAGGGAACGCTGGGCTGAAATGCTGGGACTGCCTTCTGGCGTCGTCATCGCTCAATGTGAGCGCGGCATGTGGGGCGCACCTATCCGCATTGGCAAGCGTGTCTTCGTCAACGTTGAAGCCATCCGCCTGCAGTGCGCAGAGCGCGCCCAGGAGTTCGCGCTGTGAACACGTCGAAAACACCCTCCGTCGTGCTGGTGCTCTCGCTCACAGATTCGCAGGCCATGGCGCTTGCTCAGTTCGTCAAACGCGTCGGCTGGTCTGAGTTCCGCTCCAACGCTGTCGGCGATGACGAGGCCTATGTGATTCGCGACGCGTTCGATGCACTTCGCCTCGAACTCTGCGTTCATGGCTACTCGCCCAGGTGAGTGCGCTCGTTGTGAAGCAACCATACCCACATCAAGTTCGCCCTATGAGCCGCAGCACTCCAAAAGCACGAAAGACCCGCGTCTCCGTCCAGTTGGACTTTTGGCCCGAGTTGAGCCATCGAAGCATGGTCTTTTATGCGGCATGTGCCGGGCGCCGCGCGCCCGCCCGCAGCGTCAGCGAGGACGGACGCGCGGTGTCAGGCCTGGCCGCTACCAGCGGCCTCCCCGATGGTAATCACGGGGATAACCTCACCAAGGTGCGCCAATGACCCGTCCTGCTAAGGCCTCATTGGTCACTGATGGCAACACCATCAAGCTTCGTCTCGAAGCTGAGCGTCAGCATACCGGTTCAATCGTTCATGTTGACTGGCTTCGCTTCACGGTTCGCACCCGCAATGCACCGGCATTGCGTAGCGAAGTTCCTATACAGAGCGACAACATCTGGGATCAGGGCTACCGGCTTGCCCAGATTTACAAGCTCCTGAACGCGCTTCCCGACTGCGAGCGCGACGCCTGTGGTCAGGCCGCAGAGCTTGCGGATCGTGTCGCCTCACTTCTGGGGCCTGAGTTCGCACGCTCTCCCACGCTAGGCAAGGGACATGACTTCTACCGGCATCGTTGGCCGATCCTCCGCAACGATGTGGAGTGCGGCTGGGTGGGCTTCGGTGCGTCCTCTGAAAGCCCCCGACAGACTGCTCAGGCGGGCACGATCCACGTCAACCTGTTCGGTGCGGCCTGCACCTTCGCGGTCTTCGGTTGGCGGGAGAAGCTGGCTGACCTGTGCGACGAACTGTCAGCCGACATTACCCGCTGTGACCTGGCGCTTGACTTCTTCGATGGCCTCTGCGGCGGCATCGAGCGCGTTGCCCAGGACTACCAAGCCGGCCTGTGCGACGTTGGCGGGCGTCGCCTGAAGATCAGGGACATCAACTGGTTGAAGGGCCGTTCGCGCTCGGTCTACATCGGCTCGAAGGAGGCAGGCAAGGAAACCAACGTTTACGAGAAGGGCGATCAGCTCTTTGGCGAGGACGCGGAATCCAAGTGGGTGCGGTTCGAGCTGCGGTACGGCAACAAGCTGCGCGAGCTGTCCACCGACATGCTTCGCCGCCCGGCTGATTTCTTCGCTGGGGCCAGCGATTGGCACGCAAGCGTGCTCGCCGAAGCCGGGGAGTTGTCCAAACCTGAGCAGGTGGCTACAGACGGACGCCTCGCACCGATGACCGTCGAGGCAGAGGTATTCCGCAACCTCAAGTGGTCGTTCCACACCGCAGCCGCTTCGATTGCTGCTGCCTTCAAGTTCCTCGGCGATGAGGACTTCTTGCGCTTGGTCACCGATCAGAAACTGCCCGGTCGCCTTCAACGCTTCAGCCCCTCCGAACTCAAGGCAGCGTTCACCGCTGCGGTCTCCCGTCCCCAGGTCTCAGAGCCTTGCCCAGCTCTGGCGTGACCTATCCCATGTGGCAACTCTCCGAGGTAAATCACCATGCGCTTTGAGTCTGAAGTGATCGTTCACGCGGTCAAGGAATCTGCCGGTAGCTATGAAGGGCGCGAGTTCAGCTCGTGCACGTTCCACTGCGAAGTGGACTTGAAGGAAAACGGCGCAGGCCGCTCCATCGGTCGCGTCACGCGCCCCTTCAAGCTTGGCGATGCCAAAGAGTTCGACAAGTGGGCTCACCTAGGCAACTCGCTGCCCTTGAAGGCCAAGGCAGTCTTTGAGATGGCCGCTGCCAAGGAAGACTCGGCCAAGCTGACGCTGGTCGAGATTCGCCCCTTGGACAAGGTCAAGCAGGCGGCTTGAACATGAGGCTCATCGTTCAAAGCCAGTCCACCGGGCGCTTCCTGTGCCCTGGTCTTCGCGATGGTCAGCCCACATGGGTGCGCTCGTTGGCAGAAGCTGGCGGCGGCGTCGTTTCTGACCCTGAGCGGGCCTTGCAGCTTGTGCAGGATTGGGCCGACTTGGACGATGAGCCCGTGATCGTCAACCTCGATGCACTTGGCACGTCCGACGAGGAGGTGTCTCCCGGCGCTTATCTCTGCGACATGCCTGAGCACTGATTTTCGCGAGCTCGAAAAAGGGGGCGACGGCAATGGCAACCGGAACCGTTCAAACCGTTGTTGTGTGCGTCAGAGCTACGTCCGCGACCACCACACAGCAAGCCGTTTGCCCAAAGGTCGGCACACAGTTTTACGTGCCTTCCCGTGTTCAAGGCTACTTAGTTGACCCTTCTCGATCATCCCTTTTTGACCTGGCCACTGAGCCCCTTGATGTCGCATCTGTGGGGGCCGTCTGGTCAGTTGGATTTTCCTTCGTCTTGCTCTGCTTCCTCGTAGGGCGGGGCCTGGGTTCTGTTTTGAGTCTGATCCGCAAGGGTTAGCCCAAGCCGTGGCGGGCGGTTCCCGCATTTTTCTTTGAAAGGTATCCATATGAAGTTCACCAATCGTTTGCCCGTCGTTGCCGCTGCTGCCGTGGGCCTGGTTTCCGGTGCTGCCAATGCCGCCGTGGATTTGACGCCCGTGACCGGCGCGTTCACCGCTGCTGACGTGGTGACTGGCGTGATGGCCGTCGCCGCCGTGCTGGCCGTGATCTACGTGAGCATCAAGGCCGCGAAGATCGTCCTCGGCATGCTGAAGGCTGGCTGATCCACGTTCGGCGACGAGGGCAAGGCGGACGCGCTTTGCCCTTTTTTATTGAGGTGTTCAACGATGACGAATTCTCAGCTTTGGTATCTGTTCGTTTTTGCCTGGGGCATCGTGTGCGCCTGGGCCGTCGTCAAAGGCCTGGAGTGATTCGATGAGGCTGCTCAACGCTTTCGTAATCTTGCTGGCGTCCTGCGCATTGATGATTCAGTCAATGCCAGCATGGGCACAGGCACAACCCGTTGCGCAGCCTGATCGTGTCGGGCGAGCTGTCTCTGGCAGCTTGCAAACGGGCATGCAATCGCGTGGCTTTGCCATGAATGATCCTCGGTTCGGCAACACGTTAGCCAGGATCAGTCCAAGTCTCTCTGCCGTGGCCGGGACTGCTGGTGCGATCACAGTTGGCGCGGTGACGGCCCCAGGCTGGGTGTCAGCGGCACTTGCGATTGGTGTCGGGGCTGTGCTGTCGTATGCCGTCACAGTCGGCATTGATGCTTTGGTCAAGTGGCTCTTTCGCACCGACGGCAAGATTGACCAGTCGAGCGCCAGCAACCTTGCCTACGGTGCCAGCGGCTTCAATCAAGGCGACTTGGTCTGGCGATACCGGCGGTTTGATGGAACGGTCGTGATGGGCGGCGATGCCGATTCCATGGCCAGGCAGTTTCGCTATGACGACCTGGTGCGTCAGGGCGTGACCAATCCATCGGAGCCAACCTGCTTTGCAAACGGGGCCGTTGGCTACTTCTGCGGCAACTACCAAGTCACCCTTGATGGCACTGCGCCCGTGTCTTTTGGGCGCGGCATGATGGCCGTGGGATCGGCCTGTACGTCTTATTCGTTCCCGCTTCCTGCGGCTGTGCAACCTGTTCAAGGACAAACCGCGCAACAAGCCGTGACCGCACTGCCTGCATCTGAGTTGGGCAAGCAGCTTAATCCTGCGATCGTTGCAGCGCTTGCCAACCAAGCATGGAAAAACGCCGCGTCACAGCCAGGCTATGACGGCCTGCCATATCCACAGTCGAACCCAATCAGCTCGACAGTGGTCGCGAGCTGGATGGCCCAGAACCCGTCCTACGCGCCCACCGTCGGCGACTTTGTTGCCCCGAACCCGACCACTACAGCAAACCCATCACCATGGGCGCTGCCGGTGAATCCGACTGCAACAAACACGGCACCAGCGACCACGCCAAACGCCAACACAACAAATCCGGCTGCGGCCAATCCCTTGCAGAACTTGGGTGTCGATCCTGCCATTGGTGCGCCAACCCTTGAAGACACGCCAACCGCTCAGATGATCTTGCAGCCCATCTTGAGCATGCTGCCTGATCTCAAGGCCTACAGCCCTTCAATGAGCGCAGGCACCTACCCAAAGCCGACATTGAGCTTGTTCGGCAAGACACAGACCTTCGAGGCCCACTGCACGATCTTGGAAGACAACCGCGCGGCCATTCATGCCGCGATGCTGTTGGCTTTCAGTAAGCGTCTGGCGAACGCATGTTGACATCCCGTCAACCGGCCAGAATCAGGCCGCCGCAGTCACCCAGCGATGCGGCAACAATTCGCCGATCTGATTGGCCCTGTGCGTGGGCAGCCGTCGCAAC